CAAGATCGAATCGAAAGAAGAGATCAAGAAACGACTCAATCGCTCGCCTGATTGCGGCGATGCGGTCGTGATCGTAAACGCCGACGAGTCTAATTTGCAGTTGTGGCTTTGAGGACAACAGGATCGCATCCAACTATGGGCTTTTTCGATACGCTTTTCAAACGTCAGTCCAAACTGAATCAGGTTGCCGCGCTCTTGTTCCCGCTGTGGGAGCAAAACACGCCGCAATATCCCTCACCCAGTCCGTCCGATTTGGCGAACGAAGGGTATCGCCGGAACGAACTGATCTATGCGTGCGTCAATCGCCGCGCCAAAGCGATTGCGGAAGCCCCCTTGCAGATTTACGATCAGAGCGGTGAGACGCCGCAAGCGGTGGAGACGCATCCCCTCCGCACACTGCTCAAGCGACCGAATCCACGAATGGGCGAAAAGGCGTTCTGGCGCGTGACCGAAATGTATTTGCAGATTGCCGGTTTTGCGTGCTGGGAAAAAGAGCGTAACAACTTGGGCGAGGTCATCCGCCTGTGGCCAATGTCGCCGCATTGGTGCGCGTTTCGCCGGGGCGACCGCGACCCGATTGCGTCTGTCGAATACAAGCCGTATGGCATCACCGACTTGCCGCCGGTGCCGATTCAGAACGTCGTGCTCTTTCAGTACTATGATCCGATTGCGCCATTGATTCGCGCTTTGTCGCCGTCGGCAGTTGCCAGCCGCGTGAGCGCGGTAGACAACCAGGTGACCGACTTTTTGAAACTCTTTTTTGAGCGCGGTGCGGTCGTGAACGGCTTGCTCAAGACCGAGCAGTCGCTCAATGAGACAGAAACCACGCGTATCCGCGAATTGTGGCGCAAACAGCACGGCGGCGTATCCAACTGGACGGATCCGGCGGTGATGGGGTCGGGTGTGACGTACCAGCAGATGCAGATGGATTTCCGCCAGATGCAGTTCGGCGACATTGACGCGCGCGACGAGGCGCGGATTTGCCAGGCGTTCGACGTGCCGCCGATCTTGGTGGGCGCAAAAGTCGGTTTGGATCGTTCGACTTTTTCCAACTATGACGAGGCGCGCAAGGCGTTTTACGAGGAGACGATTGCTCCCGAATGGGATTTCCTCGAATCCGAAGTCGAGCAGCAACTCTTGACCGATTTCGAATCGCTGGACGATCCGACCGTGACAGTGTTCGCGCTGGACTTTGACGTGAGTCAGGTCAAAGCCCTGCAAGAGGATCGGACTGCCAAGTGGGATCGCGCGCGCGGCGCGTTCGATTCGAACTTGATCACCCGCGACGAGGCGCGCGAGGAAATGGGTCTCGATCCCGTGGACGAAGAGGAGCAATTTGCCGCCGACGTGAAGCCCGCGCCCGCGTCGCCCTTCGTGCCAACATCAGGCGCACCGGGCGCGACTGACACGCGCGCGCCCGATCGCGCAACCGACGAACTGCCAAAGGCGCGCTCTGATAATAGCGAAGACGCCGACGAAGACGAAGACGACACCGATGCGACAGACGCGGCGCGTGAGGCAGAGCGGCGCAAGTTCAAGGCGTATGCCGACAAGCGCATCAAGGAAAACCGCGCCGACAAGGTGCAGGCGTTCAAATTCAAATATCTGCCGCGCGCCGAGCAGGTGCGCGTGATGGCAGAGGCGTTGTCGTGGCGCGGGTATCCGTAAGATGGCTGATTTTCGCAACCGCGCCGAGTGGGAAAAAAAGTTGGCGGATGCGCTGGGCAAACTGGGCGACGCGCAGCGCAAGCGGTTGCTCACCGCGCTCGGCGATCCGCCCGATCCGAATCGCTTGACGGCGGAGATTTGGCAGACCCTTTCGGCGGAAATGCAGGCGGAACTGCGACCAATGTTAGAGCGTGTTTATCTCGATTCGGCGGAGCAGTTGTTACGCGCCGTCCCCAGCGTCGGCGTGGATTGGGCGCTCGTCAATCGCCGCGCGGCGGAATGGGCAAAGCAATATACCTTTGACTTGGTGCGCGGCATCAACGACAACACGCGCGCGGCGTTGCAAGAAAAAGTGTCGGCGTTCTACACGGAACGACTGACCTTGAGCAAACTGCGCGAGTCGCTCGAACCGCTCTACGGACCGGTACGCGCCGAAATCATTGCGGCAACCGAGACGACGCGCGCCGCCGTGAACGGGGAACTAGGCGTGGTGAACGAATTGCGCCAAGCAGGAATCGCGATGATGGCGATCTGGAATACGTCGAACGATGACATTGTTTGCCCGCTGTGCGGTCCGCGCAATCAAAAGCGGCAAGGCGACGGCTGGAGCGATCCGCCGCCCGCGCATCCGCGCTGTCGTTGTTGGCTGAATCACACATTCAAGGATTGAGCATGGCGACGATTCGCGTCACGGGCGTAACCGAACTAGTCAATAAACTGAATGAATTTGGGCGGCGCGGCGCGCTCAAGAACGCGCTCAAGGCGGGCGCGGTCTATCTCAAAGGCAAGATCGCCCAGTACCCACCCAAGAATCGCCCGACGCGCAAAAGCGTGTATGGGCAAACGTTCAAGAGCGACAAGCAACGGCGGTTCTTTTTCGGCGCGTTGAAACACGGCGCAATCCAAGTGCCGTACCGGCGCGGTCAATCGCCTGGCAGTGAGAAACTGGGGCAGTCGTGGACGGTCGAGGCAAATGATTTATATGCGACGGTTGGCACGGCGGTCAGTTACGCGCCGTTGGTGCAGAAACGCGACGCGCAATCGCTCTATCATCGCGCGGTGGGTTGGCAGACGGCGGAAGACGTGGCGGAGCGAGAAACGGACGCGGTGGTGTCAGGTGTAGCGCGCGCGTTGGAAGCAGACCTCGCCGCACTTGGATTGTAGGAGGAGAAATGCCATACGAAATTAAAGAGCGCGACGGCAAATATTGCGTCGTCAAACAAGGTTCGGATGAAGTTATTCCTGGCGGTGAGCACGCGACGGAAGAGCAAGCCCAGCGTCATCTTGCCGCGCTCGAAGCGAATGTGGGCGACGCGAAAGCCGCGAATATGGCGGATTTTGTCGAGGCGTCCATTCACCGCGATTTCACCGTCTTTGCCGATGGACTGTTTGGCGATGGTAAGATCACGCGCGACGAGCGGATCGCGCTGTCGGGTTGCATCGCCGACGCGCTCAACGCATTTCATACCAAACTGCACGCGGACTGCCCGCAATTGGTGCAACGCCCGCCCTATAGCGAGGTTGCCGAATCGAGCAAGTCAACCATCGCGATTCCCGCGTACGTCAAATCGCTGCACCTCTCGCTCGACGAGCAGCGTTTCAAAGACGTGTTGGCGTGCAAATTCATCGGGCGCGACGAGGTGCGCGGCTATTCCAATCTCTGGGGAGACGAGGCGCGCGTAGACCTGGAGACGGAATTCTTCACGCCGCAAACTAACTTTTGGGATGGCGTGTTGGGAATGCCCCGCCCGCTCACCTGGAATCACGCGCAGGACAAAAGCACGTTCAAAGCAACCGATGTCGTGGGGCAGATTCAAGCGTTCGGCGATGACGACGTGGGACGCTGGTACACCGCGGTGCTCGACCGCTCACACAAGTATCGTCAGGCGGTCGGCAAACTGATCGACCAACGCGTGCTCGGCACGTCGTCTGACAGCGCGCCGCAATACGTGGTGCGCGAGAAACGCGGCAAGGCGGTGTGGCTCAAGCAGTGGCCCCTCTTCGCCGCCGCCCTAACTGATGTTCCCTGCGAGCCAAGAATGTTGGACGTTGGCTCGCCCTATTGGAAAAGTGTTGGCGTGGACGTGGCGCGCCTGGAAGCAGAGGCAGAGCAAGCGGCTCGGCGCGGAAGGGTTGCGTTGCTGACACGACGGCACGATTTACTCAAACGTTACGTGTAGGTCAATCAGCGAAAGCGTTGACCACAAGGAGCAGAACAGTGAACAAGAACGCATTGCAGGGCAACCTTAAAACCCTGCTTCAGCAAGCGGACGCACTCCGCCAAAAGAACGAAGCCAAAGGCGCGTGGGACGAGCCCGACGCCAAAGAGTACGAACGACTGCTCGGCGAAGCGGACAAAGCCAAAGTGCTGATCGGCTTGGTCGGGCGCGAGGAAGAACTCAAGGTGTGGGCGCACGAAGGCGGCGGTTCGGTCGCGCTGAAAGGCGAAGCCGGTAGCGACGATCAGACGCCCGATCCGAGCGCGTGGCGTTTCTCCGGTCCGATGGAAGGAACGTTCGGCGCGCAAGTGGGC